TATGATAATTATTATATCTCATTAAATCCTCCATTAACCTAAAATCTCATCTAACCAATCCAAACCACCAACATCAGAGCCACAATCAAAAATATTATCTTGTTTACCATTTTCATAATCATCTAAATACTTTTTATATGGAAGATGAATGTTTGCAGAATAACCACTTAAATTAGCATGATAATAACTATTTTCTTTAGTAACATCTTGCCAAAATATGTTCTTATCGCCAGTTGTTTTATATTCTTTCTCTTTCTCAGTAATTTCTTCTATTGTATTTATAATTTTATTTTTATGTTCTTCTATGATTTCTTCATTAAGTTCTACCTCAACATAACAATCACTTATTTCAAATTTTCCTTTAACTTCATCTGGCAAACAATCAATACTATTATTAATTATCATTTGATCTAAGAAATTGTCTATATTGTTTTCATCATAACCAAAACTCTTTAACCACACTTTTGCACTTGCTTGTAAACCTTCTCCTATAGAATTTCTTTCTATTTGCCGTATTTTTATTTTGCCATTCTTTTGTTCGAGTACTACATTAACATACTTCATAAAGTTAAATCTAATTATTATATCTTCATAAGGTATATTATTTTTTTGATGTACCCCTTCACCATAAAGCAATAACTGACCAGCATTTTCAATAAGTTTTTTGCCTTTATAGATACTACTGGTTTTCCAATCAGTTAGAATAACCTTGTTTTTACCTTCTCTTTTTTCAATATTAATAATATCTATATAACCTTGAAAATAATGATCTCCAACTTTAATTAAAATAAATTGCTCTAATATAGGTTTATCGGTAAATTTCTTATGATTTAAAAAGAAATGTCTCATGCAATCTTCATATTTTCTTGCTATCTTTTCATTCTTCTCAGCATCAGACCTATCATACATAAGCCCCATTGTATTAAATTCAAATAATTTATCTTCATATTCCAAAAGCATTTCTTCATGATTAAATTTCCCGGTATAATATTGTTCAACAATATCATGTGCTAAACCCCCTGAAGTAGCGTATATACCATCATTTCTATCTTCGGGTATATGTAAAATATATTTAAGTAAATATTCATATGGATCAGTCATATATGTATTTACTTTGCTCCAACTCCATATCTTTTTTATATTCAAATCCTTTTTTATTTGTTCTATTTCTTCATTACTTTTTCGCATTCTCTAACTCCTTTAAATATTTCAAGTATTCTTTATGTTCTTTATCATCATAATTAATCCTATGTTTTAATAAGAATTTATAATATTTATCATGTAAATCCATAGGTGCTTCTTTATCTTTAAGTAATCCCCACTTATCATAAATATAAGAAATGTGTCTAATACCAAAAAAATTCTCACACATTGACCTGATATGATTAATATTAATTCCTTGATCCATTGCTATAACAATTTCAGTATTTAAACCGATAAGAATTTTTATTTGTTCTTCGCTTAATGAATGAGAACCAAGAGCAACTACTGTTCCATCTAATCTACTATGTCTTTTTAAAGTTGATTTTTCACTTTCCGCAACTACTACCATATTTGCTTCTTGAATACTTTGGTAATTTTCTTGCAAACCATATAAATTTAAAGTTTTAAGATAGGGTTTAAGAGGATAATATTTAGGTATATCTAATAGGTCATAATTTTTTACTGTTGTACGACCAATAATACCTATATAATCATTATCTTCTCCTGACCAATATCGTATAGGAATTACTATTCTTTTGTGCTTATGACTATAACCAATATTAAATCTTTTTCTTGTAAACTCTGTGATACCATCTTCTTTAACCCAATCTACAAAAAGCACAGGTTCATATTCTTCTATAATATTATTATCATAGATTTCAATGTCGTTCGTATTTACGGTGTTTCTTTTACGTTTAATCTTTTTAAATATTTCTAATGGGTCTTTTTTATTTACTTCTTCTTTTGATTTATTTTTTTTATATTTGTACTTTAATCCCAATAATTTATGTAAATATTTATTAGCATCAACAAAAGAAATATTTTTTATTGTCATGATAAGAGTTAATAAATTACCTCTAATAATATCTCCATCTGATTGAAATATTTTAACCTTTAAAGTATCTTTTTTAATTGATATACTTGTTTTATTTTTATGCCCTGGTAAACCACATCTTAATTCAGTAGAGTATTCTTTCAAATCATGACAACCTAAATCATCAATGATTACATTTATCAGATTATTGTTTATAACATATTCAATTAATTCTATTGCTGTCACAAATTAATACACCTACCTTCTACCAATCAATCGCAACATGAGTAATACCAATTTCTTTCATAATATTCCTCGCCATATCATGCTCGATCACAATCTGATAAGCATTAGCACTACCTTCTCGATTTTTTACAATGAAAACTATTTGATATCTTTTATCTTTGTCTAATTTAACTGGGAGTTTGGTTTTCCCATTCTTACCTTCTAAACGATAAACCTTTAATTCATGCTTACCGTCTGAATATTCATCTTCTAAAACATCACGTATCATTATACAGGTACTAGTAGGATCGATAATATTCTTAGCCACTCCCACGTTATCCTGATTGTAAAACCTTTGTTTTGCACTACCTTTCGCTAATTGAAAAGTTATTAAAATATGTAAATCTTTTGATTCTGGTTTAATAACATCATAAATATCAACCATTGCTTGTTGCATTTCTAACCATGAATTATTACTTACTTTTCCTGCATCCATTTTAAAAGTATCTAATATAAAATATTTAACTCCCATACTAGCAAATTTTTTAATAACCTTTATTGCTTTTGCAGTTTGATATTTTTCAAAAGGAATTAAAGTAACAGTATGATTATCTGCTTGCTCTTTTAACCATTTTGCGCTATCTAATAATATTTGTTTAATTTCATCATTATATTTACCATCTCTAACTATATATTTTTGCAAGTCTTTTTTAAAAATATTATTTGCAACCCATACAAGTACTTCTCGTTGCCATTTCTTCTTTCCATCTTCATTAAGTATTATTACTACTTTTTCTTTTTCTTTAATTATACTTGGTATAGTAATAGACCTTGCAAAAGTACTCTTACCCACATTTGATAAACCACCTATTAACGTAATATTACCAGTAAGCATACCACCAGTTTCCTTATTGATTAATGGCATATTGTAAAAAGGTAAACCAATAGCAAATCCTTCATCTAATTCATCAATTAATTCATCAATACCATCGGTAATACTATAACTCTTTACGTCATTATCAACATTGACAAAGATATGATTTAACTGTGCTTCAAATAATTGATATATATCTTCTGCATTCATATCTACAAACTCTTTAATCCTATCATATACGGGAAATCTTCTGCCTAACAATTGTAAAACAGCATTCCATTTATTTAATTCATTAATATATCCATCTATATTTTCAATATTAATATATTCTTTTGCTTTGTCGATGGTATCATAACCACCGTATTCATCATATTTTTGTTTAAGTTTAAGATGTTTTTCAAGATATAATCCTACGGTAATATCATCTAAGACTTTTTTACTTTCTTTAACAACAATGTCATAACCAATTTGCCAAAATACACGCCATATATTACTACTGAAACTTTTTAAATTCAATTTATCATATGTATAATATAATTCGGGATTTTGATACAATATAGAAACTATATTAGCTTCACAAGCAAGTTTATATTCTTGAACTTTCTTACTACTTTTAATCAATTCAATTTCAAGCGGAGTAAGTTCTTTTTGCTCTTTATCTTTATTCTTTTCTACCTTCGTCACCACCATTACCATAAATCATTTAATTCATTATTTAAATTTTTACTACTTTTATTTTTATATTCTGCTCCTTCATGAGTTATATTTTTCAGATCAATATTTTCTAATTTCTTTTCAGATTGAACCTTTTGATTTAATCTTGCAACAACATCATTAATATCCTTCTCGATAATTAACATTATTGTATTAAACTTATGTTGCTCTCCTTTAAAATTAGAAGAATTAATTATCTCTTTTATCTTTAGTTTATTTATTTTGAAGGTAAATAATATTTGTTGATAAGTATATTTGCCCATTAATTTGGTATTATTATTTGCTATAAATTTACCTTCTGCCAAACCTTTTAATCTCAAAACCATATATTTAGGTAATGATTGCTCATTATATTCAAATATTTCTTTTTTAATATATTGATATAACTTATCAAAACTATCTTTTTCTTCTTGTGTCATTTTCGCCATATAATTCACCTACCTGAAATAATAAGAGGGGATTTACCCCTCTATTTATTTTTATGTTTAATCTAAGTCTTTAACAAAATCTACAAATTCCTGTAGTATATTAAGATCGGCAGAATTTAATTCTTTTGCTGACAATCCTAATTCTTTCATCTTCTTAGTTACCTTAGTAATCTTTTCTTTATCTTCTCTTATTAAAACCATAGTTGTTTTAAATTCTTCGATTAAGTTATTATGCAATTCTGATTCTTTCTTTTTGTCTATTTCTTCCTTTTTCTTTAAAGAATTTTCTTCTGCTTTTTTATTTTTGATAATCTCCTGTTCTTTTTTAGATGTTTCTATAGATTTACCATCGGAATTTTTTTCATGTTCTTTTTTAATAGCATCTTCTAATGCGGTAATAAAGGCATCTGAATCAAGTGGAATTTCTTCTACTATATCTGCAAATCTACTACCACTATCCAAAGCCATATTATCATCTCTGAATTTGATCTTCCTAGTTTCATCAGTTACTCTATTTCTAGTTTCATCTTTTTTAGTTACAATATTCTTCTTCCCTGTTTTTTCGGTAATAATAGTTCTGTCATAAAAAGCAAGACCAATAAAGTGCATCTTCTTTTTCAAAAGATTAAAATATACTTTTTCAACATCAGAAGTTAACGTTTGATATGTAGTTCCAGTAGCAATATCGGTTAATTCTTTATTCTTAACATGACCAATAATAATCATAGAGACACCGACTTTTCTAAGTCTAACCATAATATCAAACATTAATTCAAATGCTTTTGATTGTCCTCTTTGGAATCCGTTCCATGAAGAATCTATAGAATCTGCTTTCTTATCTGCGTGATCTTTATTCCATAGGCGAATTGCTTCTTTTTCAGCAAGTTTAATCCAACCATCATATGTGTCAGCAACAATCGCTTTTAAATCTGCATAATCAGTATTTTTGTTGTATTCAATATCTTCAATGATATCTTCTAATTCTTCCCAATCATCAACATCTTCATAGATAATACCGCTTATTGCATCTGCTCCAGCTTCTCCTGCCATTTCTAAAAACATATATCCATCTTCACCAACTAGTTTTTCAAGTGTTTCTTTAATAACAGTTGTCTTGCCGATTTTGGGTTCTCCAAGTAAACAAATATTGTAAGCCAAAGGATCAATTTTAATTACATTTGCTTTTCCAAATTTTCTGCTCAAAATTTTCCACCTTTCTTTATTTATAATTAATTAAGAAGGGAGTAACCCCTTCTTAAATATTAAAAAGGAATCTCATCATCATTTAATAATGCATCTAAATCATCTAAACTATATTCTTTAGTTTCTTCTGTTTTGGATGAAGATTTATTATCTTTTTTACTCTTATTTTTCTCTTTATCCTTACTTTCATCTTTTTCTTCATCTTCATTAACTAATTGACTCAAAAAAACTAAATCATCATATTTATATTTTTCATCTGTTCTCATAACAACAGGTTTTTTATCGTCACCTTCGCCAACAATTCTAATAACAGGTTTCTTAATAACCATTTTCTTTTCTCTAGTATTGCCTACAGCACATCTAGCAAGTGCCTCTTCTTCGGTATACGCACCTAATTCAATCAATTCCTTAATATCATCGGGTACATCATCAAGAGTAATATTGATTTTTGCCTGACCTTCAACAATATCTCCTTCAACTAGTAATTCATTAATATTATCTTTCTTTGCTTTAAAAAGTTTACCGACAAGTTTAGTACCTTTTTCTAATTCTTCAGGAGATACATTAAACTGAAATGCTTTTGAAAATACTACATTCTGTTTAATTTCTTGTTTGTTTTCGCCATATTTGCCAACGTAGTCAATGACATATGCAGTAATCGGGAATGAACCAGATTCTTTATCATACTTATCAAGACTATCTTTATCAACAAGAATCGTTTGCTGGAATGTTGCTGAATATTTAGAAACATCATCTGCTTTTGAAAGAAATACAGATGTTACTTCTTTTTTAACCTGAGTATTACCTTGATAAGATGAATACTTCAAACTACCTTTAACGTTAACAACTGTACCTTCTTCAAGATTGTTCTTGATATATTCGATTGCATCATAAGCAGATAGAAATTTCTTACTAAAGGTTTTGCCTTTATTGTCTTTTTCAAGACCTACGGTAATAAAACATTGATTGCCTATCTGATCAATAATATCATCATCAAACCTATCATCCCAATCAACTGTAAAACGATTTTCATAATCATCTACTTCTTTACCATTGTCGTTTTCAGTTTTACCATGAACATAAATAACAGAATCGTTTATACTACTATATCCACCCATCATGTCACAATAAACAGTATTACCATTGCCACAATCTACGCCAAGATTCATATTATTATAAATCCAACCAGAAGCAGATTCTTCATCAATCTTAAAGGTATAGTCATTTATTTTTGCTTCACCAATTAGTTGAAATTGGGCTACTCCTTTTTTTAATACCACAGTATCTTCTTTTTCATTTTTTGCCATATAAGTTTTTATTTCCTCCTTATTTATCTTTCTACTTTAACATCAAAATTAAATTCTAAACATTTTCTACTTGCTAAATAATCACACCAGTGGACAAAGTTTTGCATCTTGGTTTTAGGTCTAGGGAGTACATCTTTCTTGGTTTTAAAATCCTTTGTCCATTGTCCCATATGAGATTCAATACATCCTATAATTATCTTCAGTATATTTTCATCAAGATTTTCTCTTAATTCCGAATCGTTCTTAATGAAATTAGCAACAACTAATGGATGCTCTGTAACAGTATATTTACTATGATTAATTCCAAATTTACATCCATCGTGGAGAATTAATGATGAAATAATCATATCCTTTTCATCTTCTGTATATTTAAATAAATCAACCCTAAACAATTCAACCGCAATTCTTACTGCTGCCTGGGTATGCCTAATTAAACCACCATCACCTAAAGCATAAGAGGGATGATAACGACCAGTCGAAGATGCAGGGATAGAAAAAAAGTATTCTGGTAGTTTATTTAATGTTTTCTCAGTAAATTCTCTAATGCCAGGATTTCGTATGTAATCTAATTCAGTTTTAAAGATTTCTAATCTATCCACTTATATATAACATACCTCCATTTTTATTTTAATGTTTTAAATACATTGATTATTACTCATCATCTTCATTATTCTCATCAACTAATTTTAAACTACCTTCTACCATATCAACAATTCCCCATATCTCGGTATGACTTTCACCTATAGGTATCATTTCAATTTTAACTTTTTCAGGTTTTGTTCCTTTAAAACCAGTAGCAATCCCTACTTTAACCTCAGAATTTCCCTCAGTAATAAAGGTAATTTTACTGCCCTCGGAAATAGTCTGAACGTAATTTTCTTCTGTAGTTACTTCAATGGACTTATAAGGTGTTGCGATAATATCTATCAACTATGTATCCTCCTTTCCTTCGTATTCCAACAAGTATTTATTTTAAAATAAATTCTTATATATTGAATTTATATAAGACAAATTTAAAATCATAACCAAATTTGTTTTTCATCATGTTTTTGTAAGAATCCCAATATATCGGGCTTTGTGGGTATTGCTTAATCCCTGTATAATGGGATTAATAATGATAATTCTACTCAATATCTAAAAAATATTCTATTGTTGTTTTTTCTCTTTGAGTTAATTTAACTATCTGCCCTAAATATTTATTATTTATTATAAAATATCTATTATGATATTTTTCATAAATATCAAAAGAGAAATCATTTAATTTATAATTGCTCTTAATAATATTGGTAACAATATTTTCTTTTAGTTCTTCAAATTCCATATCTCTTTCTTGTAAATCATAATAATTATCATCTATTAATTTTCCTATACAATCTTCATCTATAGTATTTTTAATATAATTTATAACTTCATATAGATTTCTTAAAAAATATGGATGTTCTTTTGTGATAAATTTAATACCAATTTCTTTATATTCTTTAGGGACATCAAATTTATTAAGTTGATTTAATAATACTATTTTATTGGTTAAAAATATTCTCATTCCAAATGTGCCATATCCTGTTCCACTTTTATATCCCGAACAATATCCCCCTGGTCGAAGTGTAACTAAATCAAAAATATAACTATTTTTATCTTCATTCCACGGCATGTGTTCAACTTTAAATTCATATAATTGTTGTCTTTCAATACTTCTGAAATGATTATATATTCTGCTAATGAATTCTATGTAATTTATATTTTCTATTTCATTGGTTTTATATAATTTCTTTTCTGGTAAATCTTTTAATTCTCTATTATAATCTATTGAGATTTCTAAATCCCAACCATTATTTTGATATTGTTTTATAGTTTCAATAATTTCACTTAACTCAAAATTTCTTTTATAAATTTTAATCTTTCCTCCCTTCTTCTATAAAGTTTGAACCAAATCCGGCTTTGGAACACAGTTAAATTTTACCATTTTCCTATTTAACCTTTCCTATCGAACCCAATAGGCTACCAGTCATTAACTAGGTTATGTCCCGTAACATCTACTACTTCAGCTTATGCTATCCGTAGATACTTTAAATTAGTATATCTAGTAAC